CTCGATGAGCAGCAGGAGTCCCCGCACGATCGCGTACGCATAGTTCTCCCAGAGGTACCATCCCAGACCCACGAACCAGAAGATGACGGCCGCGATGCCGATGACGTGCAGGATCGGCAGGCCGAACAGCGTGGTGAAGATGGTCTGGGTCGGCCCTGCCTTGGTGAAGTACTTCGGCTCGAGGTCCTCGAACAGGTCCTCCATCGTGGTGCGTCGCTTGGTGTGGCTGTGCTGAGTCATGATGATTCCTTACTCGAGAAAGTTGGCGTAGGAGGGGTCCTGGAAGTTCCCAGTGCTGGGACCTGCACCCTGCAGGAAGACCAGGAAGAGCCACCAGAAGAACTGACCGATGAGCCACAGGGCCACACCGATGACACCGAGACCGGCCAGCACCAGGGAGATCCCCACGAAGAACGCGAGGACGCCCGAGCGGACGCGCTCAGTCGCAGTGGGTGCCTCGTCTACTACGAGGAGTTCATCGAACGTGGTCATGCTTCTACCTCTTCCGGTTCCGGCCTGCGAATGATCTTCAACTGAGTGTTGAGGTAATGCAGGTCGTTGCCCATTTTAGTCTGCACACCCAACCTGAGCAACTGTGAATCTTCCTCAGGCGGGGCGAGGTTCATGATGAAGTCGCTCCAGCCGTGGAGAGCCGTACTGCCCAGGATCATCTCCTGGATGCTCTCGCCCTTCTCGAAGACGCGCTTACGGGTGTGGTGGATGAACATGATGGCACACCCAGTCGCCTTGGCGATGATCTTGAGGTCCTTGAGGATGCTGTACATGTCGGTGCTGCTGCTGACCTCTGCCTTGCCGATTGACATAGAGAGGGTGTCCAGGATGACGATCTTGAGACCGTACTCCTCGATGGTCTGGTAGAGACGCACCTTGTCGCAGACCGTGTCGAAGCTGATGTCCCCATTGTCCTCCACGTGCAGGCGTCCTTCGCTGAGGTCGATGGGGTCGAAGCGGGTCAGCAGGGCCAGAGGCTTCGGCGGCTCCCAGGTCATGTGGCCTGCCTTGTCGACACGGAGGCGACCGTCCCAGTGGTAGCCCTCGCGACCACGGGTCCGGTTGATGCCGTCGTTGAGCCGGGTGGAGAACAGGTACTCGCCGTCCTCGAGGCTGAAGAAGCCGACCGGCTGAGGCTTGGCCACACTGACACCGAGAGGCTTACGGCCGGATGCGAGACCCAGGGCCAGCTCCATCGCGACACGGGTCTTGCCGACCTTCGGGGGAGCCACCAGGAGTCCGCAGCCACCCTCGGGGATGATCCCCTTGACGAGCCAGGGCATCGGCTTGCGGATGACGGGACCGAAGTCCGCCACGGTAGCCATCTCCCAGGCACCGACCGACTCCTCCGTGACCTCCTGGTCCTCGATGGGGTTGGAGGTCTTGGCAGGCTTCTCCGGCTTGGAGGGCTGAGCGTCGTATGCCCGCTGGATGTCGTCCTTGAGCCGGTCGGGGTCGTCCTTCCACTTGTTCCAGTCGGTGGCCTTGATCAGCTTGAAGGTGAGAGCCTGGTCCAGTCCCAGCTCTGCTGCCTGCCGAGCGAACTTCCAGAGCAGGTTGCTGCGGTCGCCGTACCCATCCGGGGTCGCCAGAGCCGCTGCTGTCGCCGCAGGGAAGCCCAAACCGCTGGCCACCTTACGCAACAGCACAGCGCGCGGGTAAACGGTCCCCTGGGACGGCAGGAGACGCCCGTGGAACGGCTTGCGCTTGTGGTGCCAGGACCCAGGGACACGCAGGAGCTGACCGATGTCGACCCCGCTCTTGTCGCCGCCGAGAGCGTGGGCCAGCAGACCCATGAACCCGTCACGGTGGAACTCACTCGGGGAGAAGCTCTCCTTCATCAGCCAGATCGCCTGCTTGTGGCCGGGGCTGGTCTCCCAGATGTACGACGGCTTCAGCGCCATCAGCATCTCGTTGTTGTACGAGTCGTCGCAGTCGACCCAGAGCACCCGCTGAGCAGGGTACTGCTGGAACGTGCCTTCCTCGTCCTTGCGCTTGATCTTGCGGTCAGTGCCGTTGCTGACTGCCGGGGTCCAGTACCAGTCGTCCGCCTCCGTGAGCACGGGCAGGGACGGCTGACGGCTGTCGAGGTACGGACCCTCGCGGAACCGCTCCTTGCCCTTGACACCGATGTTGCTGATGTGTGGCATCCACACGTTACCGCGCACGCCTGCGTGACGCCAGACCTTGAGGACTACTCCGAGAGACTGCTTATCCACTCTACTACTTCCCGAACGTTTGGATCGTGACTGGTGAAGGTCTTACCCCCAGCCTCCCTGAACTTCTTCAGGTTGTACTGCTGTGCCTTCGAGGGCTTCTCACGGGCTGACTTCTTGGCCTCGATTGCGAAGAAGTGCCCATGCGCGCTACCTAGAACATCGGGGGTCCCTTTCTGCTGAAAGGAACCCCCGTGAGTTCTGAGGCAGTAGACACCCGGGATGGAGTTAAGTACCCCCATCATCTTCCGGACGATGTCTGCCTCATCCACGTCTTAGCGACGCTTGACGGTGCGACGAGCCGGTGCTGCTGCGGCAGGCTTCTTGGCAGGTGCCTTCGCAGCGGGCTTCTTGGCCGGAGCAGAGGCGCGGCGACGGGGAGCGGGAGCTTCCTCCTCTTCCTCATCCTCCTCGTCCTCTTCCTCGTCCTCGTCCTCGTCGAACTCGTCCTCGTCCTCTTCGAGCTCGTCGTCGCCGAGGTCGTCCTCATCCTCGTCGTCCTCGAACTCCTCCTCGTCTTCCTCGTCGCCCTCGAGGATCTCCAGGAGCTCGGCCTTCTTCAGACCGGTCGGGTCCTCGCCGAGGTCCTTGACGGCCTTGCGGAGCTGAGGCAGGGTGTAGGTCGAGTAGTCGACCGCCTCCTCTTCCTCGTCCTCGTACTCCTCGTCGGCCTCCTCGTCCTCGGCCCACTCGCCCTCGTCGTCCTCGTCGTCGTCCCCGGCCACACCGACCGCGTCGTCACCGACCAGGCTGAGGTCGTAGATGCCGTTGACCTCCGAGCGGCCCTCGTACTGGCCGACCGCGTCGGTGATCTCCACGGCGACGAGCTTGCCGATGGGCTTCTCCGGGTCGATGGTCGAGACCTTCTTGGGGACCGGGATGCCCGCAGCCACGAAGAGGTCGCGGATCTTGAAGAGCTGGTTGTCCTGGTGCTTGCAGTACCAGGGGAAGCGACGCGTCTTGTAGCGCGGGTCGGTCGGGACCAGGGCATAGGTCCACATGTCCGTGCCGTCGTTCGCCTCCTTGTCGTCGACGCCCACGACCTTCATCTCGTAGAGACCCTCGGGGATGTGCTTGGTGTTCCAGCCCGAGCGCTCTTCGACCTTGGAGAAGTCGAGCTTCATCTTCTTGAGTGCCATGATGTGTTTCCTTCTTTTGGGGTTTCTCGACTAGCGGGTCCAGCCGAGAAGCTGGTTGAGGCGAGCCGGGGTCGGCTGCTTCAGGTAGGGAGGGTTGCCCTTGTAGATCTTGCTGCGGGCACCCGCCACGATGGAGGACGACGGCCCGAGCCAGAGGCGGCGAACAGGCTTGTCGTTGACCTGAGCGATGTACAGACGGCCGATGGCGTCCGACATCTGCATCAGGATGGAGTAGGGTCCGGGGGAGAGGTCCGGGACGGTCATGGAGTTGACGTCCTCGTCGTCATCGTCCGACTGCCACTCCTCGTCCGGCCGCTGGAGCTTCTCCTGGACGATGACGTACACGTCCTTCTTCGAGTTGCGCAGGGTGCGCAGCAGGGCCGCGAAGGAGTTGTTGCAGATGCCCCGCTGGTTGAGCGAGACTGCCCCTCCGCCGCCGATCTCCAGGAGGAAGTCGTTGTACAGGGATGTGGCCGTGTCGATGACGATGCGGTCGTGCTTCGCCAGGAACGGGGTCGAGAGGAACGTCTTGTTGAGGTTCTTCGTGCTGGTGTCCTCGACCACGGTGAGACCCGTGGTGTCGATCCCGATGAGGCCCTGATCCGACGATAGGACTGCCGTCTTGCCCTTCGGGGCACCTGCCAGAGCGAACGTTGTCTTGCCGACCTTGGGTCGACCGTAGATGGTCTTGAGCGTCACTTCTTCTTGCCCTTCTTCTGGTTCGGGTAGTAGTCGAGCGGGTCACGCGTGGTCGTGTACCTCGTGCGCTGCTCGATCTCACTGGTGCCGTGGATAAGGTCCGCGATTGTGAGGTCCTTGTAGTTGCACATGTACCCTGAGCAAGCGTGAAGGTTTCGCTCCACACAGTCGGGGTCGTCCCACGTGTAGTTTAGCAGGCGGCGAGCGCTCGTGACAAATGCCTTGTGCTGCCTAGCCCGCTGCTCCGGAGAAAACTCCATACGATCCCGCCGGAACAGGTCGCTGTAGTCCCGCTGCTTGAGCGCAATGAGGAAGTCCTTGACGTACTCGCGCTCCTCCTCGTCCTCGATGGCGAGAAGCTCCTTGCCCCGGATCACCGTCATCATGCCCTGTTCCTGGAGCCACTCCTTGAAGACGGGGAGGGTCGTGCCAGAGGGCTTCAGCACCCGGCTGATCTTGCCCTTCAGGGTCAGGCTGGGGACGCTGATGGAGCCGGTCTTGGCGTAGTCGTAGATGAAGCCCTTCGGCTGAGGCAGAGGCTTGCCCTTCCACCGAAGCTTCTTGTACTCCGGAGCGGTCTCGCATGCCCAGAGGTACGAGTAGTGCTGGAAGGCCAGCTCGCGGTATCGCCACTCCGGGATCTGTGCGTGCGTCTTGTGGTCGACGAGCCAGACATCCCCGTGCTCATCGATGACGACGAGGTCGATCCGGCCACGGTACAGCACCTTGCCGCCGAACATCGGACGCTCGACCGTGATCTCCGCCGCGATGGGGGTGAGGTTGTCCTTGGCGTAGACGTACTCGTACGAGGTCATGATGCGGTGGACCTCGCGCTCGAGGCCGACCACTTCCTCCTCGAACTGCTCCTTCTCGGACTTCTCCTTGATCTCGGCATGCTTCGCACGCCAGTCGCGACCGTTGGCGCGCTCCTCGAGCAGGGAGTGTACCCACGTCCCACGGGTGAGAGGCTTCTTCTCCAGGCGAGGCCGCAGTCCCAGGACGATCGAGTAGTAGACCTCCCGGTGGCACTCGACGAAGCCAGACACCATGGACTGCGTGATGACGAGCTTGCCGTCGTCGGTCGTGGGCCACTTGCCCCGGAACTTCCGCAGCGGGCTTCCGGGCTTGAGACCCGTGCTCGGCAGGCGTGTGGCCTTACCCTTAGAACTCGGCAAGCGGCTCGCCTCCCCAGCACCGACTGATCGTGACGTCCGCCTTGAGGAAGAACTTGCGCTTGAGGTTGGCATCTGCGGCCTCCAGGGTCTGCTTGACGAGACGCCCGACCTTCCGAGCGTTCTTGTAGGGTGCGGTCAGGCACACGGAGTCGTGTACCGTAGTGATGAGCTGAGCGTCCCAGAGCGACATCCTGGCGTCGCGGGCGAGCTTGGCAAGGGAGATAAGCATGAAGTCAGATCCTGTGCTCTGCACGGGGCTGTTGATGGCCTGCCGGAAGGCGTTCTCCTGGACCGCCGTACTCGATCGCCTCGCGACGCTGCTTCCGGTACCACTCCTCGAGGGAGCTGAAGTTCTCGAAGAACTCAGCACGGAACTTGCCTGCGTCCTTCGGGTTGATGGTGACCCCGTAGTTGTCGAAGACGTAGTCGGCGAAGTGCTTCTCCCGCATGCCGTAGATGAAGCCGAAGTTGACACCCTTCGCCAGAGACCGGTGCTCCTTGGTCATCTCCTGGCCGTGGACGAGCTTGAGAGCCATGTAGGTATGGATGTCCTCGTCGCGCTCGAAGATGCTGAGCATGGTCTTGTCGCCCGACATGACTGCTGCCACACGAAGCTCCAGCTGCCCGAAGTCTACCTCGATCCAGGCACGACCGCGCTCCCCGAAGAGGTTACGTGTGGCCTTGTCG